GTACCCGTCAAAGATAATCAATCAATAATAAAAACAACCAATATGTATTTCACTTTTGAACACGAATGCGATAATGCACCAATGACATTAACAATCTATGTTGAGTACAGCATATGGACATGGCCTGGTACTTATGACCAGCCTGCTGAGTGCGAGATTGACAAAGTAAGCTATACAGCAGAATGTGGCAAGCTAGATATGACCGCACTACTAAAGTCAACAACAGACAACAAGTTGCAGGATGAAATAGAAGCAGCTATAACCGCAGCAATTTGGAACGACTACAATAATCAGTAATCTTTTAAAACCTCAATACAATGAACATCGAAGTACAACAAGCAATGCCGGCTATGGTAACCACAACACAGGTTACCTTGCCATTCTTCTTCTCAGCAGGTACATACACCAAGCAGTATTGCTGCATGACTGCTGAACTGGTCCTAATCTCAGTAACTAGCACGCAGTATGCAAAGCATATTGAGACACGCCAGTATGATGATCTAGACGAAGTGGCTGATAGATTAGCTATCAAAAAGCACGACAAGTTATNNACTGTAAAATTGGTGCATGGATTACCGAACTATCAAAGTTGCACAGCTGGTCAACTTAGCCAAAGCTATGGATGTGCCGGTGTGTGAAGTAATTAATTCAATAACAATCAAAAACGAAGGCGATGAGTAGAGAACAAACGGCAGTAGAATGGTTACACAAGCATTTAACTCAATTAATGGTTACACGCGAATGGCGTAGTAAGGACTTACATATTGAAAAATTCCATGAAGCATTTTTAACTGCATCTGCAATGGAACGGCAACAAATTATGGATGCCTTTGATGATGGAGTTGATTCTTGTTATTTAGAAGTTGATGAATTAGGCATGCGTATGGTTACACCAGATGCGTTAGGTGGATTAGATTACTATGAAAAAAAATACGAAACCAATGAGTGATATTAAACACCCCACTCCACGACAGGTTGCATACATCAAACGCAATCTTAACAAGGTACCTTTCCATATCATGCGTGATGTGCTGCGTGTCAACACGGCCACCATGTACGAATGGTTTAAAAATATCTACCATCCCGGCAAGCAAGTGCTTGTTGATGACGAAGGCGAAGAACTGCACAGTACCTACCTTGTTACCCTTAATGGTTTCAACTATGTAGTCAACTTTAGCGTAGCCGTTGAATATCCGACTATCCAGTACGCAAGTGAGCGCATCGGATTCGATTACGAGGTAAGCAAGTTAGGTTTTTGGGAATATAACCACCTGCGCCATAATATCCCATGCATCAACATTAAAACAGATGCTAACTATGTAGCCAACTTTTGGGCAACCACTAAACTTTGGAAGGAATGAAGCACGAAGAAAGCAAGATACAACAACGCTGTGTGGAATGGTTTCGCTATTCATTCCCTCGCGTATTAATCGCTTCCTTCCCTAATGGTGTGTTCATAGGTGGTACACCTGTGCAAAGAGCCAAACGCTGGAACATCCTGAAGGCGGAAGGTGCTATGCCGGGCATGCCCGATTTGATGATCTGCATGAGCAGTGGACCATATCATGCGCTGTTCATCGAGATGAAAACGGAAAAGGGCAAACTATCGGACACACAGAAAATCGTTCACGCACAGCTTATCAATGCAGGTTACTGCGTCAAGGTGTGCAGGTCATTTGAAGAATTTACAACAACAATTAAATCTTATTTAGAGCAATGAGCAAGAACACAAAAAGCAAGTATGGCGAATTGATTATGGATATCGCTAGCACACCATCATTTCGCATTGATGATATGCGTGCCAAACACAAGGTGTCTACCCGGGTGTTTACCGTTATGCGCAGTATGCAGATTATAAAGAAGCAAGGTAAAGCGCATGTATGGGTTGGAGAACAATTAACACAGGCTACCATTAATCTAATTACTAAGCAGTGCAGACATACCTCACGAGTTGAAAAGGTTATGGCTAAACAACTGCCGCCAACTCAACTTACCATCAAACCCATCAAACGTGTTGAGCGAACAGAGCCAGTGCGTGTGCAGGAGGAAGTGATACACGACACGAGCAATAGCAAGATGATGTTGATACTTGCAGTTGGTGCAATGGTCGGTTTCTTAATCGCTACAATTATTTGGAAGTAGATATAGTTTGACTATATTTGCCACGCAACCCAGTATGAAAAACATTTTAAATCCCATCACTACCGCATTGCCATAGCACTTTCGTGCACTGGGTTGCCTTTGTGTGTAGTGGTGGGTATTTAGTTTATGTATCATGATGATAAGAAGTACATGTCGTACTCATACCCAAATCAATTTCGGGATTTGGAGCGGCAAAACCTTATACAGATAGATCGTCTTAGAGGTGCAATTTTTATTTCTGCGTATCGAGATACTGATGGAGAAGGTGTCCATGTATTGATGACAGATTATGAAGCAAACAGGTTATTAGAACACCTACAAAAATTACTCAATGAAAAATAATGGCTATTCATATTCACGGGCATGGTTTGACTATGCCTTTGAACACCCGGAGCAGGTGACCGCTTCACATGGTATCTTGTACTTATGGCTTGTTGAGATTAACAACCGCCTTGGATGGGTAGACATCTATCAAATCACTGCGAGTGAGTGCATGCAAGGTATGGGATGTAAAAGCTATAACACTTACAAGAAATGCTTTGACCAACTTGTTGAATGGGGGTTTGTTAAGGTAGTAAAGAAGGCAGTTAACCAACACCAGTGCAACATTATTGCCCTATCAAAATTTGACAAAGCAAGTAACAAAGCACTTGACAAAGCACTTATGAAGCACTTGACAAAGCAAAGTGAAAGCACTGTACAAAGCAATGTTGAAAGCAACTGCGATATTCATAAACCAGTAAACAATAAACCACAAACCATAAACCATAAACGTAGTGCATTCGCACCCCCAAACGAAAACGATGTTTACAATTTTATGGGTGAGTATTCGATGCAGAAGCACATGCAATGGCCTGATGAAAAAATAAACACCGAGGCCGCGAAATTTTTTAACTATTACGAAGCTAATGGATGGAAGCAGGGACGTAACCCGATGAAAGATTGGAAGGCATCAGCTCGCAACTGGATGGTAAATAATTCTAAATTCGAAACCTCAAATAACTCAAAAAACATAATTCAAGATGAAAGAGCAAAACGCATTAGTGAACTTGAAGAGTTCCGCAAGCAGTACCGAAGTGCAATTGCACGAGATTTTGGTACTGAAAACATCACCAACCCTAGCTGAAATTCGAAAGAGTAAAAATCAGCAAGCAACTGTCAACATCATGGTGGCAATGATGGACACATGCCAACAATACTTTAACCTTCAGCAGCCAATGAATGCACAACAACTTGCACTTACGGCTGAGTTGATGCTGGAAGATTACTATTACCTGCGAGTAGATGAACTGCAGGTTTGTTTTCGAATGGCAATGAAAGGTGAGTTTGGCCCTGTGTATAACCGCATTGATGGGCAAGTTTTTTTCGAATGGATTCGTAAGTTCATGACCAAAAGACAAGCGATCAGTGAGCGCATTAATTTGGAAAAGCAAAGCAACAACAACATCTACGAAATGTTCCAACATCCGCAGGTGTTAGATGCCATCCAGCAAGCAGCGGATAAACTCAAGATAGCAGAAGCACCGGCACAAGAAGCAAAGCGCACAAGTCCATCACGACTTGAGCAGATGTTGATGGATGAGTACGATGTGCTTCCACTATGGGACAATGATATGCGATTTCGTGTCTACAACAACCGACCTTACCAGTTCACAGAGTACAGGAAGGAACGCTACCGCGAATTGATTGAACAGCAAAACGAGTATTGATGAAAGCCTACGATAAACAACGCGAAACCGAACTGCTACGCAAGTTGTTCGTGTTAACAGCTAAGCGCAGCATGCGCCCTGCAATGAGTGATAATATGGCAATGCGTCTTATCTTTGAGGAGTTACTACTACTAACTGATAAAGACGAATATAAGCTATGACAATAGGCGAGTTGTGGGATAAGCTAGCGCAATACCCGGATGATGTGGAGGTATATGTTGGATATGTCGAAGGGCATAGCGTCATGCACCAATGGTTTGAGGTAGTTGAAACCACAGCACCTGATGGAAAAGTGACCATTTCGCTAATGGTCGATGATATCGCAATAATTCAAAATTAAATACAATGAGTTACACAATGCAAGAGGGACAGTTCACCCTATTCAAGAACACGAAAGGAATCAACAACGCACCTGAATATACAGGTGAAATCATGGTCAATGGCAAGAAGATGCGACTAGCTGCATGGGTTAAAGAAGGCAAGAGTGGCAAGTTCTTTTCAGGCAAGATGAGTGAGCCACGTGAAGCACCAAAGCAAGAGCAAGAAGATACTAGTGGAGATTTGCCGTTCTAATGATAGAATATCTGCCTAAACAAAAAGAAGCATTGCGTGTGCTGGGTAACTCACATCCGGCACGTGTGGTGCTTTTTGGTGGTGCAGCAGGTGGATCAAAATCATTTATCGGTTGTGCATGGCAGATATCGCGCAGGTTTAAATATCCTGGCACACGTGGGTTAATCGGTCGAAGCAAACTAGACACGCTAAAAAAGACCACGCTAAAGACTTTTTTTGAAGTGGCTAGCATGTTAGGGCTTGCACCAAATGAACACTACACAATTAACAATCAAAGTCACATCATTTCATTTGCTAATGGCAGCGAGATAATACTGAAGGACCTTTTCGCGTATCCATCGGATCCAGAATTTCACAGTCTAGGTGGACTAGAATTAACAGATGCATACATAGATGAAGCTGCACAGGTCAGCAAACGTGCAATAGACATCCTGCAGTCGCGCATTCGATTCAAGCTAAACCAATACGACCTAAAGCCAAAGATGCTGCTAACGTGTAATCCGTCCAAGGGGTGGCTTTACAATGAGTTTTACGCACCATTCAAGAATGATTCATTGCCGGCACATCTCGCATTCATTCCGTCACTACCATCGGACAACCCACATCTACCCGAATCGTACATTGAAACGCTGCGCATGCTGCCTGAAGTGGACAGACGAAGGCTATTGGATGGAGATTGGGAGTATGATGAATCGATAGACAATCTTTACCAGTACGATGACCTTGTGCGCTGCTTTCGCGATGAAGAAAGCAAAGGAGATAAATACATAAGTGCCGACATCGCACGACTTGGAAAGGATAGAACGGTCATATGTGTGTGGCATGGCTTGCATCTAATCGAGATACACGAGCTGCGTAAGCAACCTATAACAACCGTTGTCACAAATATTCGAGAACTTGTGACAAAGCACGGTATACGATTAGCCAATGTAATC